GCTTCGTCTAGACCTAGAGCTTCTGGACCAGTCTGTGAATTGTAGTGTGACTTCATAGCGAAGATCAAACCAGTTGGTCCTGACATTGGTTGTACACCACATACATCATATGCCATTAGGTTAGGCATTGCACGACGTACTAGTGAGATTAATACTGGGTCCCAGTTAGAAACTGCGTTACCAGTTGAGTTAGTTGGAGATTCCGCTAGGAAACCCTGAGAGGCTGAACGCTCTTCGATTAGAGCCCTTTCTTGGTTTTCTAGGATAGCAGCAGTAACTGCTTTTCGGTGATGATCTTGGATCTTACCAGCTGATTCTTCGTTAAGAACTGGCGCCCACTTTTCGATCAATTGATCGTATGAATTGTTCATTGTTAGATTCCTTATTTCTTAGAGGTTTTTCTTAGAGCGGAGATGTAACCTTCCATCATAGAAGATACTTCAACTTCTTCTTCAGCGTCATCTGCGACTACTGATTCTTCGATTTGCTCTGGGATTTCTTTTGAAAAGTATGACTCTTTAACAGTAGTTACTTTTGCAGTGAATGCTTCTTCACTTTCAAATTCAACTGACTCTAATAGTCCTTTTAACTTTTCCGCTTGGGTGTCTGCCAGTTCACGAGTTGCTTCAGCGATGATTGACTCACGCTTGTAAGCTTCTAGTTCTTCAGCAAGTGAAATTGCATCACCAGTAGTAGTATTTAGCTTCTCTTCTAAATCTTCCACTTGGCCTGCAAGTTCGTCAACTAGGTCTACCTTAGACTCTGGTACTTCGATGTAAGACTCTACGAATAGGTCCTTCATCTTGTCCATGAACCCTTCAGCAATTTCGGTACGTAGACCGTTGTGGATTGCTAACTGGTTCTCTTCCATCCAAGATTCAACTACATAGTTAAGGTAAGAATCGACTTTACCGACTAGGTCAGTTTTAATCGTTTCGACTTCTTCAGCAAGTTCTTCAGCATATTGCTCTTCAAGACGTGTAACTTCTTCGGACAACTTTGTTTTAACAGCTGCTTCGAAAATTACTGATGTCTTTTCCTTGAACTCTTCTGATAGAGTTGCTTCACCGTCAACGATTGCTGCAAGTTCAGACTGTGTGTCTGTCTCTTCTGCAATAACGTCTTCTAGGTCAGTACCTTCCATCATTTTAGAATAGGCAGCCTGTAGGTCGCCCTTTTTCATTTTATTTAAGGACTGGTACATTGCGTTGATCATACCTGCCTTAGTTTTTGGTAATGAAGCCTTAGAAGTTGCGTTTGCCGCTTTGTCTACAGATGCGATTGACTCTGGCTCTGATACTGCTTGAGCATCGGTCTTCACAGCGTTAGCCTTAGGGGCTTGTGCTTCTTCGAGAGTTTCCTCCACGATTTCGTTAGTTTCAACATCTGTATCGCGGATTTCAACTTCGACTTCTTGATTAAGATCAGTCATAGATGACTCCTTATAGTTTAGATTTGATTAACGAGAGGAAATTCTTGAACTCACGTATTTGCACTTCTGGACGATGTGCAATCGGTGCTTGCTTGATTTCAGTCTCTATCTCTTCAATGACTTGAGGTTGCAGAATTCCGTTATTCCATACCCAGTCGACACCTTCCATAATCCCATTAACGAAAGCTTCAGGTGCACTTGGATCCTGTACAATATCTACAGTATTAAGAATAAAGTCTTCTTTGACGTACATGACGCCATTTTTGCTCTCAAGACTTCCCATACCACGAGTTGACACGCCTAACTGGACACCACCTTCTAAGAGACCTTTTACGATCTTACCCATAGGAGTGTCTAATATTTGTGCCTTTCCGACCACATCATTACCTTCTAGTTTAAGGTCTGTGATGAGGTGCGAAACCTTGTCCAAGTTAACAGTTGGTCCTTCAGGGTGATTCAATTCACCCACGGCACGCTTCTTGCTAACTTGTTCTTCAACGTACTTGCCTACCGCAGACTCCATTATGGCCTTCGGGTAAACACGTCCGTTACGATTCTTTTTGTCTGCTTGCGCAAATACACCTTCAATAATGTAATTCTTCTCACCATTATCTTTAGCTTCGACGATACACTGTACGTCGTTTTCTACGTATTCGCTAATAAGTTTCATTTTACTTACCTAAGTCTTTGAGGACTTGCTTCGCGGTTGATTCCGCTTCTTTCTGCGACTTGAATGTGTCGACAGAATCTCCATCTATAGACAGATGAAATCCTTTACTAGTCTTTGTGATAACGACAGGATACTTGGACATCTTTTTGTTGAAGACGACCTTATCTTTAGCTTCCCGTAAATCCTTAAATGTTTTCACAATTAGTCCTCGTTTAGGAGTATTTATACAAAAAAGTATTTATAACGAAAATTTATTCGCTTTCTTCACTTTCTGTAGAAATCTCTTCCTGTTCTTCTTGTTCAAACTCCGCTTCAAACTCTTGATCAAAGGCGGCGTCGACTTCTTCGTCGCTCAGTTCTAGTTGTTCTGGTTCTATCCCATTAAACATCTGGTCGGCGACAGCAACTTTCTCTGCATCCAAAGTATCTTGTACCTTGGAAGCCAAGATGTCCTTAA